TTCCCTGCTTTAATTCTTCTTCGGTCAAGCCTTTTAATTCTGCATTCTGTTGTCCTAACCTTCCGATATTTCCATTAAGTGTTGCATTTAATTGTGTTATGGCAGTATCAAGTGAAATTCCCATTCCCGCAGACATATCCATAGCAACAGACATAATCTGCATAGTTTCGCTTTCAGTTCTTCCCAACGAAACTAAGTTTGTCATCATAGGAATAAGTTCTTCATCCCCATAATTACTAACTTTCTGCATTTCGCTCGCAAACTGTTTCAATGCCTTTGAGCTTTCACCTGATATAAACGGATTGTTCTGGATCGCAGTATCAAGAGCCCTTTCTGCTATTACCTGGGTTTTATACGCTTCCGTACATTCATTAATTGCTTCCCCTACATCTTTGGCAAACTTTACAACAGTTCCGAATGATTTTGTTAAACCTTGCATTGCAAGAGTAACATTTGCAATAGAACCTACAAGCCCCTTTTTTCCTAACCGGTTGATATTATCGGCAAGTTTATCAGAAAAGCCCTTTAATGACTTTTCTGCCTTATTCATTCCTTTTTCAAAATTGGTAACATCTGCTTCAACTTTCGTTTTAAGTGAATAATCTTCGCCTGCCATTTTTTCCACCTTCTACATAAAAAAGCCTTTTAATGCACTTTCGCTCGCAGGGTAATCTCTACCCGCAATCGGTGCATTTTTATCTTCCTGCATTTCGTCCGGGTCTTTTCCCCAAACCATACAAGCAATATATATCGCAAGGTTTTTCGTTTTCGCCCTTTCAATTTCTTTCTTTTGGTCTATTAAAGCAATTATTTTTCGTGGAGTGGATTCCCAAAAGTCCCGCTCTCTCATACCCATTAAAAGACATTCAGTTAACAGATATGAGTAGGGCCATTCTTCTATTTCGCTTCCTTCCCCGCTTTTTTTTCGTCTTCTGGAAGTGAACCATACAACGCTTTCGCAAACTGTTCACTAATATATTCAATATCTGCAAGCCCGTATTCGTCAAGGATTGTTTCTTCTGTTACCCCTTCTTTATCTACAAGCCCGATATACAACAAATGCGGTAAAGTTTCAAACGGTCTTTCTTCCACCGCCTTCTGCAATTTATCAAGGTTTTTAATTCCGTTATATTCCTTTTCCAGAATAGCCCAGGCAGAAAATCCGAATTTGATTTCTCGCTCTTTCCCCTTGATTTTAATTGTGACTTTTTTTGCGTCTACCTTTTCAAGTTCTTTAGCCATTTTCTTTTTCCCCCTTATAAAAAAAATACCCCGCAAGGTGTTTTCAGTTTACACCAAGCGGGGCAATTACGCAACCTTTAATTAAAGGCTAGAATCAATCATTGGTGTTGCACCAACCCCGAAACTGTCCTTAAGTCCAGAAGTTACGAAACCGCTAACAGGTGTTTCCGCATCTGCATCCAGGGTAAATACGATTGTTGGACTTGCCGAAGCAGTAGAACCCGCAACGTATGTACCCTTGACAAGTTTTCCGTTTTCATCAAGAACACCGATTGTCTGGCCGTCAATAACTGAACTCTGTGCGAATACGAAACTTGCACCACTATCTTTTGCGCCTGTGAAAGTTACCTTTCCATTTGCATAAGAAGCAATTACTGTCAATTCTGAATCATCAGTTGTTACTGTAACAACTGGTGCATTAAACCAATTTGTAATAACTGACGCAGGAACTGTGTCGTCGTCATTTCTTGCGTGAGCGCAGATAACCCCATTATATTCAGTCTGTGCAAACTGTGCAGTCATATTTTCGTGACCGAATTCAATAGATTCTTTCTTTGTGCTTCCACCTGTTTCAGGTACCGAGAATTTTCCTTTTGCATACCAGAAATACTGATAGCGTTTTTCACCATCCTTTTCTCCCGCAATCCATACACGGAAACCAACGGCAAAATAAGGGCTCTGGTCGAGCGGAGTTTCGATTGTAATTCCGTTTACCTTCTTCTGTCCCAACATCAATGCTCTTGTGTCCGGGTCAATTCCGATAAGCTCAAGAGTCATTTCTGTATTACCACGGTTATTTGTAACGAAGAAAACTCCGTTATCGCCATAATCTGTGGCAACGTCCGAATTAGGATTTACGCTCGCATTTACTGCACCTTTAAGCGCAATAGGTGTGTCGTAAACAATTCCATTGTCATCATCGCTAAGAACTCTTGCGATGTGTACCTGGTCCAAACCAATTTTTGGTGCTTCGTTTGCCATTTTTTTTCTCCTTCTAAAAAAAATAACGTTATTTATTTTATCAAGAGAAAACTTCCCTTGTAAAATACATTACCCTATGCCGAACATTGTCCGCCACGTCCTGAACTTCCCTATTGTTTCGGCATACAAAATAATTTTCTTTCATAACTTCCGCAACTGTAATTCCGATTGTAGAAGTAGTTGCATAATTTTTCAATGCTTTTGTAAATATGTGAATCTGAACTGACAGAGAATCGCACGTTGGTAAATTATCCGCAAATTCAATATCTGCTTGATTGTCGTCCAGATAAATAATGCAAGGAAATTTTTCTACCGTTTCGGGATATGCGTCAAATACGTTCTTCGTAATTGCCTGAATTCTCGAATCACTCAAAATAGTTTTATATAATTTCTTCGCATTAGTCATATAAACCAACCTTAACCGCACCCGCCATTATTTCCCTGATTTTATCCATACTCTTTTCTGTAGCAGGTTTTAACCAAGGGCGCGGTTTCATTTTACTTGTTCCATATTCAAGAAAAACCCCATAAGGCGGGTCTTTCAAATTACTTCCAACATAACCCACTAATTCGTTTTCGTCTACCTGATAAGTAACCGACCTTCTTAATGTTCCCGTATCAACTGCTGGCGGATTGCCTGGAAGTGATGGGTGATGACCTTTCTTGCCATAAGTTTTGGAAGTATCTATTGCAGTATCTCTCATTTCTTCCATTGCTTCTCTCTGGATCGTGGCACAACATTTCGCAATAGACTTTCCCAATTCTGTTACAACCTTCTTTTGCTTATTCTGTAAAATGTCTATAAACTGTGAAGGTGTAACTTGTTTCATTCTTCTTCCTCATTCTCAACCGGAATTAAAAGTGCTTCACTATGCACTCTCCATACATTCTGCGGGCAAATATTATAATATTCAACTCTTCCGTCATTATATGTAACTCTCGCCCGATTTCCCGCTAACATAAAACTTGACCTTGTATAAAAAGCCTTTTTTGTATGGGCGGTCTTTTCATTAATTCCGTACAAATCAATCTGTTCTTTTGTTAAAACATTCGGTTGTACATCTGCTTCAAAACTATCAATCGGAGTAGTAAAATCATACTCTTTTATTCTAGTTCCTTCGTCATTCGTTGTTACAGATAAAACCGCAATATCTATTCTCGCATTAGGATAATGAACCATTTATGCCACCGCCTGCCTTCTGTAATCAACCAACATACTGCAAACTTTTGCAGACAATCCACAATCTGCCATTGTTCCACCATCTGCAAAAGTTGTCGACTGTCCGCCCTCTGAATAACTCTTTATGCCTTCCGCATTATTCAACTTGATATTGTAACTTTCCGCACAAGCTAAAATGCACGCACTCATAATATCATAAGGTAAACTGTCTTCTGACCCTTCGGTATAACCTTCATCGCCAGGCAGATAATATCCGCTTATATACTCAACTTCAACTTCATAAACTCCCGAAACTATATCGTATGTCATACCCCTTGTGTAATACTGACCACACCAACCAAGCCCACGGTATAACATTCCGGTTTTAGAATATTTCGGAATAATTTTGTAATCTTCAATTTCTTGTCCGCCAATCTTTACTTCGCTTACACTCTGGATAGGCTGACAATCAAGAATCAATAATTGGTCATTGTTGACGTTATGCACTTCGCTATTCTCTTTTCTCTGAAGCGGATAGCCAAGGTAATTTTCAATCATTGCCGAATTCTGTTTAATCAACATTGTAAGAAAATCGTTTTGAGTATCGCCTGTAATTCCAAGATAAGTTTTTAAACTTGCTAAAGTACATAACATCATTTTCGCTTTTTCCTTATTTCTTCACAATCGAAGTAATAAATGTAATAAGTGCAGAAATAGCACCGAGAATACCCGCAACAAGCGCAGGAACTTTCGCAACTTCTTCAACAGTTACACCCGCAAAAATCAATCCACCGCAACAAATTGCAATCAGAATGAATTCTACTGTTTTTGTAATCTTGTTGTTAAAAAATGCTTTGATTTTATCCATTTTCTTTTCCCCCTTATATTAAAAGGGCGGTTTCCCGCCCCTTGTTTTATGCCTGTGGGTCTACTGCAAAATCGCCAAGTACACCGACTGCACTTGTAGAAGTGATGACTTTGAGATAAGCCTTTGCGCCTGCAATGTTTACGTTGTTTACACCATCTTTAAGAGTTGCATAATCTGCAAATGTTCCGTTTGAGGTATCGCTTGTCTGAAGTTTTCCTGCGCCATCTGCTTCAATTACCATATTTTCGGCAGTTCCCTTTGCAAATGCAGTTTTACAATCTGCAATGATTTTTACCTGGTCAATAAGTTTTGAACGTGTCATTTTCGTTTCTCCTTTAATCAAGATTAAAAAGGGCGGGGGAACTTCCCCACACCCTTATTTTTTTTAAGCCTGTGTAAGACTTGCCTTTACGAATGCTTCTGCGTGGCGAACGTTGAAGTCGTGTTCTGTGATAAGGCGAACGAGTGTAAGGTCATTCTGGAATGCGGAAATATGATTTCCGTTTCCATCGTCAAATGTACCTTCGCGCGACATCTCAACAGAAATATCGTAGCCTACACCCCACAAGAACTGTGACCAATCACCAACCCAGAAATCAGCTTTTGAATTTGTTGAATCATAACCAACAGTTGCAGATTCAATAAAATCATAGCCTTTAAGTTTTCCGCTATCGAGTGAAGGGAAAGCGAATGGTCCAGAAGCAAATGCCAAATCTTCAAGCCAAGATTCACCGATTGGGTTGAAAAGCCATTTTACGTTCTCCATAGGGATATTTGCCTGCTTCAACTTCGCAAGCATTCCTGTTGGAGTTTTTATACTCAAATCTGTACCGCTTGCAGGTGTCCAAGTCTGAACTCCGCTAACGTTCTTCAATCCGAGTGGAGTATGTGCAGTTCCTGAACCATTCAAGAATGCGTCATCAAGTTCAACCTTTGCATTTCTCATAAGGTCGTCTGCAATCCAACCATCAATGCCAACTGCATTATAGCGGAGAAGGTCGTTAGAAATTGGTGTAAGTGCCGCAAGTTTCTTAGCCTTCAGATTTACTTCGCCATAAGTAGCCTGTGATGCAGGAATCTTCTGTGCTTCACCAATCCAATAAGCAGAAGCCTTTGCAGTCATTTTAGGAATAGAAAGGTTTCCGTTTGGCATTGGTACTTTTCTTACACCGAGTTTTTCAAGGATTGTATTTGCATAAAGTGCTTTGATATAATCTGGACTGAATGCGATTGGTACAGTAAATCCACCATCGGCAGGAACTGAAGCAGTAGCGGTCTTCTGACCGAGAACTGCGTGCAAGGCCTTTGAGTTAGGATAAAGTTTCTTTGCAACTGCAAGAGCTTCGTCCTGTGTAACCTGCTTTACGTTCATAGCATTCTTGTCATTCATAGCCTTAAGGTATGAACCAATCATTTCGTTTACAACAGTTGTTGAAGTTTCCTTCTTCAATCCCTTCATTGCATTTTCTGCATTTGCCTTTTCAAAGTTCAAAAGCATATTTGCATTTTCTTCAAGGGATTTCTTGTTATCTTCAAGAACCTTGCCAACTGCCTTTTCTACTGCTTCGTTGAATTTGTTTTCGTCTGTGATGTTTGCTACACCACCCATTTCAGATTTGATGGATGCTTTTGCATCTTCAATCTGCTTTTTTGTTCTCTCGTCAATGAGATTTTCTAATTCTTTAGTTGTCATTTTCGCAACTCCTTAAAATAATTTTTTCGGTTCTTCCGTTTATCTAAAATCGGGGAAGTCCTTTCCCTTCATTTATTCATAAGTTTAGTTCTGTTATTTTATTTCGTCAAGGTTTATTTCTTCTTCGTCTTCAAAAGTAATTTCTTTTTCATCATCAAGCACAATTCCGTCAAGATCGTGATTTACTTTTTCCAACTTTTCCGCCTGTTCTTTCATTGTCTTATGACATTCTGCAATCTGTCCTTCAAGCTCTTTTATTCGCTCTATAGGGTCAATCATTCCTTTTGCATTTTCATCACCGAATGACTTTACCGCCTGGGCGATTGCGTCCTGATTTGCCGGAACTGTTACTGCGGAGAATTCGAGAAGTTCCCAATCCTTCACAATGAAACCACCCGTTGCAGTATTCGGCTCTGCAAGGTTCGCAATAAATCCTACAGAAACTGCATTGAGCATTCCTGTCTTATAGCAATGGTAAGTAAAGTCTACAAGTTTTGCTTTCTCGCTTGCTTCTGCGGGATTTGTAGAAAGTTCTTCAATTGTCGGAAAATATACATCACAATAAACCGCGCCATCTTCTACACCCCAATTCTTTGGGATTCCAAGCGGGTATTCGTGGTAATTGTGAAACCCTAAAAACTGCGGATTCTTTTTGAAGTTCTCAAAGTTACAACCCTTAGCAATCAGAATATCGCCATCTCTGTCTACAACCTCGCTTGAAATCTTGAAACGCACTGTTCTTTCTTCAAGCTCTTCTGCCTTTACATTGAATATTGATTTTTTCATTTTTCCACGCTCCTATTAAAAGACTACGGGTGCAACCGTACATCTGCAATTACAAACATTTCCCGCACTTCCTGTCGGGTCCAACGGATAAAGCATATTATCAACTCCGCCATCTGTAAGGTTTTCTACTTCAAATGTAGAATCAATATCTGCAATTACTCCGTCCATCTGTAAATGGCTTTCTCTTGTCCTATCGTCAAGGGTAGAAATCC